TTATTATCTACACGAATTGATTCAGTTAAGACCCCTGAAACATAAGATCCTATTGGAGAAATAAATCTCATGTCACAATATCTAAGTTCCATCCCTGAAGTTATCTGAGGTAACATCTTGCTAGAATTTAAACTTAGATGAATTCCATTACCTAGGAAGTAACCTGGGCGTTGTATTAGGTGAGTTCTTAAAGTTCCTGTAGAGTGATACTTCTTTAAATTTTTATTATAAAGAGCTACAGAGTTATTTAGTTCAACGCCAACAGTTTGGTTATGAATAGCTTCTAAGGATTCAACCTCTAATTCTGATGAATTAGCCTCCAGTCCCTTTAAGTTTTCTCTTAGTCTTACTAAACCATTAAGAGAAATTTTTGAATTATTAGCTACTAAACCACAAATTACATTTGAATTAAAATCAAAAATTGTTTCATCTATTATTTGAGCTAAGTTATCAGAGGAAGATCTTCTTGAGTCTCCCCCAACCATTATTGAATTATTTAATATAACTCCATTTGCATTGTCATTAAATTCTATGACATGGTAAGCATTTGGAGTAGCTTTCCAAGAAGTTAGATTTTCTGCATATCTTGCATATTCCCAATCTCTTGTTGAGGAGAAGTTGATAAAACTATTATTAGCAACCAATCCGGCAGCTTGATCTATCTCTAAATAACTGCTTGAGTCGTTATAGGTTATTCCAACTCTTCTATCTGAGAAGTTACCAGTTATTCTTCTATTAGAAGAATCAAAATCATAAATTCTGTTAGCTACACAGGATCTAAGAATGTTTACCGTTGAATTATTAAAATAGAATCCTGCTTTTCTATACCTAGTAGATACGATATTTTCTAAATAGATATTTGGAGAATTATTTACTTCTACTCCATAATGATTATTAGTTACTGTTGACCCCTTACCATCCAAGAAAAAGTTTCTAATAAATATTGGTCCATCACAGTTATTAATATAAATTTTATTTAATTTATTACCGTAATATAATCCATTAAATGCTCTGTTAAGGTTCAATCCAGTATCATTATTAGAATTTAATAATAAGTTATTATTTAAATAATCAACAGTGCTAGCATCTTTCACATGTATATCATCTGATGATTCTGGATTGAGGGCATACGGGGTGAATGCAATACCATAATTATCGCTTGTGTAAGGTTGCGTATTATTTTTAGAATCTACAATTAGTGTAGATTTATTGTAATTGCTTTTAATCTTAAATACTGACACATATCCATTCAATGTTGGAGTCGGTCCAGCCCCAGAAAGTCTAACATCTCGGGTTCCACTGAATACTGCTGCTGATATTGATAAGCAACTTGAATCAAGGAATCCTTGCATTGGGGTTGTCTCTTGTATCCCAGCGAAAGCGGCTGCATAAATTGAAAAAGATCCAACATAATTTCTTGGGTTTGTTCCCGCATAATATGATGCACATACTTGAGGATCCAACCCACTATTGCTAAGATCTCCAGACAAAGAGTATTCTTGCTTAGAGAAATTTCTATTTATAATCTCAAGAGATCCTCTTGGACCAAACTTGTAGTTATTTAATGTAAGGTCTCCAAGTTGACCGAAATTAGCTATTTCAATTATTATTGGAAAATTAATTATTTGAGGGAGAGCCTCTATAGCAGCACTAACAGTTCTGAATATATTCTTATTACAACCTACTACAGCATCAGGGGCATCTGCCGACACTACTAAAGCCGCACCTGGAATAGAAGAGGTTGGATACCCTAATTGTTCCCAGAGATAAAAAGTTCTTTCTTCCAAATCATAAATTGGAAGATTATCTTGTTCCCAGTTGTAGAACGAACTGGAATCATACTTGGTTACCTTATCTGTCCAGCAATGATAAAGTTTTAAAGGTCCGCTAGTTGTGTAAATATCTCCAGGTAAAAACATGTTAGAAGTTTATACTCCATCTAAAAACTAATGAGAAGTCTGAGGTTTTGAGAATGTTATCAAAATGCCTGTAAGCTACGAGAATAGGCGACTGAGTAGCGTTGTTCTTTATATTTTTAACAAATAATCCTATTTCATTCAATGCACTTTCAACACCTCCTCTAGTAAGATTGTTGCAAGAGTTTTCGTCAATTACTATAGTGTATCTTACTGTGTTAGCGTCTATTCTGGTTATGTTTTGCTGTGGGATAATTCCATAATATTTTGCTATTGAAACTATAGAATTATTTATTATTTGATATGCGGATGCCGCGAGGATGTCCCCTTCGATACCATATTCTGCAAATGATGAAAGAGGACCACTTAATTGATTAGTAGAACTTAATTCAAGGGATGCCGCTCCGCTAACTCCAACTTGAAATCTGTCTATTTGATAATCTAATATTGAATTAGATCCAGACAAAGCAAACATATGAGCTAAAGCGACTCCCATTCCAGATACAATTATATTATGGTCATCAAAAATAATCTCTTCGTTCCCATCACGGTAAACCTTAGAGATCGTAAGATGCCCTTTAATATCCAAATCTTCCATCAAATTTAATATCATAAATCACACAAAATTTATATCCCAATTAAACGACATCCCAGACCACAACGGGGATGCATAGTTTGTAGGGTAATCAAAACTATGATTAAATCCACTAGACACCCCAACATCATTTAAGTATAGTATATCTCTATTAAAAGTTTTTTAGCTACTAATTTATACTTTCTTATATTATTTAGATGATTAAAAGCAAAAGGTGGATTATAACCCTGTCTTAACATTTCTTTTAAATCTAAACACCATAACCCAATTTGGTATATTCCACCAAATAATAATAGAGAACCTGCATCACCAGTCCCAAGATACCAGAACAACCTTATTCTATTTGGAAAATCCGGCAGTGGAGTCCTAAGAACTCCATAACTTCCTACGCCCAAAGTATACAAATTTACATGGTCTGCTATGGAACTACCTGCAAAAGTTAAAAATCCAGAAGCGTCCATTACTTTATCGAAATTATAATTAGAGTATAAAGTTCCACTATAAATAACACTAGTTCCTGGGTTAGCAGCAGAAGAGACAACCCAATAATTTAACCCTAAAGGTCTAGGGTAGCATCCAATTAAATGGGAAAACCCACTTAAGTTTTGATCAATTCCAGAATTAAGACAGTGACCTAGATCTGGAACTCCCGAAGAATAATTTGGAACTGTTGATTTAAGTTCCAACCTTGTATCTGTAGGTTTTGGAGGGTCTGGAAGTAATCTGTAAGAATCTGGAATTGCTGAAGCTATTGCGGAGCTATGGTAACTTGACACCGATACGGGTTGATATGATAATACTTTAATGACCCCGTTTCCAGACCCTGAAGGTGATAGAATTGTATGCCCATGTGATCTAAACCCATCGGCATTTTTACTATAACTGATGGCATGAAACGTATAATTAGATGTATCGAGGATAGCAGACGCAGACGAGATGCCAGATAGGCTCCTATTTGCTGTTAAAGCATCAACTATTATTTCTCCTAAACCATCTAAAATCATGTTAATTATTAATTACAATATTTGTATAAAGACCAGTTGATGTCACAGAATATGTATTCCACAATGGGGATTCTACATAGTTAATTCTGCTTCCGCCGCTAGTTTCATAGAATCTCTGAGTCGCAGAGGACTCTCTACTTGCATATCCTGTGAGATTATTTATTCCAGAGTATGCAGTTTTGGCATACTTACCTCTCAGCAAGTTAAAGTATTTTAAGATATTAAGTATATTATGTTTACTTAAATCAACTCTGAACTCTTTACAATAAATTTCTCCCATATTGGATCCATTTGGAATTCCTGTCACTAGTGGTTTCGACCATTTATTTAGTGTAAGATCCATCATAGATAAATCATAATAGAGTGTAAATTTATCGTCTTGAGTAGGAATTGTGAATATCTCTATGACATAGTTTTGATTTAATCTATGAACATGGTTAGATATATTGGTAAAATATTCAGTATTAACTTGAGTAATATCAGTTCCAATACAAGCATGGTTTCTTGTATGGAAATCTATTGAAATTTCAGTAAAGTCATTTTCACGTATCGAAGCAACTACATCATTCTTTCTATTTGGATTGTTTATATCTAAGAATCTAGCACATTCAAATGGTTCAGTTAGATCTCTTGATTGTAATGGTAAATTAATTAAGTTACAATAATTTAATGCTTGAGAGAACGTCATGCTGGATGCTGAGTGCTGGACCCACTTCCTATCACTGGTGAACGACCATACCTTATTCAACTCAGGCTTGGTATGTATCCAAATCCCTATGGTTCCACCGCCGAGAGACAGTCCAGCAGAGTCACTTATCACAGTCTTAAGTTTTAAATTAAAATCGTGATCTGGACTTAAGAAATTATTGGTTTTATCATATACCGTTGAATTTAGACTATATTTACTTAAATCTAATATTATTCTTCCAAATCCATTGTAAGAGGATTGACGTATTAATACTTTATTGTCTAGAATTTTATTTTTTCTTTCTTCACTCTTAAATGACGGGTCTATGTCAATAATCGCAAAGTTGTTATTTTGACTAGATCCTGAAGTCTGACAAAATTCAATATGTTGTAGTATTCCAGAATTTCTGTATTCATAAATTTCTTCTCCAACATTAAGAATAGAACTAGCAATGTAAGTTCCTGATGATGTCCCTGAACTAGAGAATATCCCACGCCCAGCGATAAAATCGAACGCACTCGCCAAGTTAGAAGTAATTAAGCTAGGGTTCTGAGTAGTTAAAGTTCCTAGCTTCGTTAAATCAGAATTATACAATAGAGAGCCTAGAGCATGCGCCAAAATTATTGGACCATCTTGATTTAATACTATTGGAGAAGTTCTATGGCAATTAAAGTTATGAGTGTAGTCGTAATAAAATTTATGGAAGTCTCTACCAAGTTTGAAGTTGATGTAATCATCAAATGAATTTGGGAAGTCTCCACTAAGTTCTGTAGAACTATTTGCATAGCTCTGTAAAACATTTTTCCAGTTGCTATTAGCCACATAAGCAGAGGGGTTATAGTAGTAATATGCTGAGGCTTCGTGAAGCTTTGCAGATTCCCCTATCTGATGAATAGTTGCAACAAAAGGATGTAACTGACCTCGATCTATGCATTTAGCTAAATTAAATTTAGATGAATTCCAACCTCTGACTGGGTAGGTATTACTTGTTGCAACGCCATTAAAAGAATTTGAAGAATTCAGATCTTCACAAATTCCATAAACCGCTGGGATACTATTGTAGTTTGTTATTGGGGTAAACTTCAGACCTGAGGGTATAAACCCTAGAGGTAAAAAAGATGCGTTGCTAACCACATAGTCTTGCCAGGAAACTGGCATGTTAAATCCAGTCCTATCATAGAATCCATCTTTAGGGAGTATATTCTTTAAATTTCTTCTTCTGTGAGATCTTCTTGGCAATAATGCTACTGTCCCGCCATGACTTAAAATTGGATCTGTTATTGAATCAGCATCTACTCTAGAGAATGTGTTTACAGAAGTTGCAGTTATACCACGCTTGTATGATGGGGTTACAAGAGCAGAAAGACCATAGCCAGCTAGTGCATTAGACCCAGGGATAAACAACGATCCATGCTCAACCTTGTCAAGTTTAACGAAATTAAAATTAGTTCCAGAATAATTAGTATACCAGTCTTGCTCATTTACAAGTGCAATGACATTAGGGATGGAGTGTGCTGGAGAGAATTCTTTGGCTACTTGAGATGCGACAGCCAATGTTTCTCTGCTATCTGCTTCTAATGAAGTTTTATTAAAATCAAAGCTAGAAGCTTCAAACACTATTTTGAAGTGTGATGATTTTCCGTTCCATAATGGTAGATATTCAGACTTGGTGTTTGTTATATCTTTGATTACAGAATTCCAATTAGGTGCATACTGGACGCTTGATGTAAAGAATAACCATCCGTTATTAGATGTCAAAGTATCGTCTGCAACATCTAAAACTTTACTCCTTATGTAATTACCAACTTGAACTGCAAAAGCTTGCCTTACCCCAAAACAAACTAGTTTATCAACTATGGTATCAACCATGTCGTAAGTTACTCTAATATTTTTGTAGTATGGAATCTCCTCAAATGGGGGGACTAAATAATCCCTTCCTCGATAATTAAATATGAAATCTACGTCGCCTATTGGGAATGGCTTGCCTTTAAATAAGAAATTAGTTCTATACTTTAATGCAAGATCATAAATTATCTTGTCAACACACAACCTAACATTAGTATCCATGTTAGTTCTGTCATTGATTGATATGCCCAAATTATTGGAGATCTCTGGAGTCCACGTTGAGAAATCGTCAAGTAAGGTAGACTCAGTTGCTAATGCATACTGAATTAGGAATGGTATGTAAGACTCCCAAAGTTCATAAATAGAAGAGCTAACGTCAAATACATCCTGTCCGAATACAGAATCTGATATTAATTGAATAGATCTTTTAGTTCCTACATTTCTGTAAATATCAACTGCGTTAACTAATTGAAGTCTCCATCTATCTGGCTCAGATCCAAATAATTTCCAACCTATTAGATCAGCTAAATAAGGCAGTAACTCCTCGGGGCATCTATCTATGTCATTTACAATTTCTAATCTGTCAATATAGTTTGAATAGTCTGCAAACGCAAACGAGAACGCTTTGATTAGCTTTATAAATGGTCCAGTTAATATTTGCTGCTCAATTAAATATGTATTTTGTATGTAATCATTGATAGCATCTTTTACCCTTGTGTCTCCGTTATCAATATACAATGGAGAATAAATCACATCTACTAATGTTAGTAACTTTTCTAATTGTTGAGTTCCACTAGTAAATTGATCCTGAGTTATTGAAGGTATTGGCTTAAAGTCTTTAGGAAGTATATCCAAGCTACTCCAAGAAGGGATGTAATTGTAGTTTCTCCAGATATATTCAGTGAGTCCTTTTATACCGTCATTTATTTGTATGGATTGACCAGTGTATATTTTTGATACTAATACATCATGGACATAAGAGGATGGGTTATAATTTAAACTAGCACTGCTTAAGTTTAAGAAATACATCCAAGATAAATTATTTATCAAATAAATATGATTTGCACTTACATTTCCACCTTCAAGAAAGTCTAAACTTGGGGTATTTAATCGTATACCAGGAAGTAAAGTAGTGTTAACATAATCAGAAAAGTCTGAACTAGTTTCAAAATCAGAGTATGCTTTATCTAATGGGACTAATATTTTTCTTTCAAAATCATTAAGATCTACATCTGTTAAGTTATTTTGCTTTACAAAGAATTTTGATATTCCTGAAGGATCGTCAATATCCGCAAATACAGTTCCTGGTATTGCACTGACATAAAGTAAATTTGATATGTTTCCTATTATTTTTAAATGAGAATTTACAACCTGATCTAATATGTCTATTTCTTTTTCGTTCTTTGCATAGTCTTCCTCAAAATAAACATATGGAATAACAGACTTCAAAGCCTCAGAATAATTAGACTTATAAAATTGTTTGTTTGATATGTTTGATATTGCCTTAGACATAACTTATATTTATTGTAAAATTATTTAACTGAACTATCTCATTAAAGTTAATTTTTATAGAGTTTGGAGCATTATCTATTGTCGCAAATCTAACTTCTTCAACTTCAAATAGTTTATACAAAATCTCTTGAGGATTGAATTCTTTTCCAAAATCATTATTGTCAACATTAAAACAATCTAAAACTTTTTGATTTGCTTTTGCTTTGATTGAAGTTTCAACATTTCTATATTTCTTGTCTATACGAAGAGTAATTATTAAATCTAAGGTTCTTATCAAACCATCGACTACCACGACTTCATCTGTTATCATCTTCAAATCAGATATTGCTTCCGCTATTTGTCTTTTATATTCTGGAGTTGCCTTTCTTAATTGTATGTTGTTAGATTTCTCTAAGACATAAACATCAATTATATTGGCTGATGAGAATGCTCTTCTGGTTGCTGCTGTTGCCTTTCCTACAGATCCGTATGAGCTTATAAAGCTATTAACGAACGCTTTGTAGTCAGTTAGCGTAACTAACCTATTTTGAGTTCTGAACATCAGGGGTCCATACTTCTTCGCATGTTCTATAGTTTCAGAATCTGAGCCCCCAGTGCCCTTAGACGTATTCTCTAAAGTAGCTTGAATATTAACAGCATCATCAGAAGGAGTTCGATAAAATTGAGTTGTTATTGATGTATTTAATAACCCTCTTGCAATATTGCCTCTGGTTCCGCCTCCAACTCTATAAATAATTCTATAGCTATCCCCTATGGCAGGAACTTTACCTATGTTATTATCTCCAAAGACTACAGTCCCACCATAATTGTCAGTTGATAATAATTGGAATACTTTATCGCCCGAACCAGATGCATAGAATATGTTATCAACTTGCCTATACTGCCCACTGGTAGAGTTTGACCCCTCAACATAGGCTAGAACACTTCCCTCGATGACAGGGGATCTCTGAAGGGCTACCGACTTCAAAGACTCAGTATCAACAAATTGTCCTTGTTCAACGACTAAAGTTCCCTCTAATAACACCAAGCTAGACACTACAGAGCTGGTTGCTTTTTCAGAATTATACACTACAACATCACCGTTTGAGTTTGTTGAATCTATATCTCCATTTGCTGCAACTTTATAAAGTGTATAAGACATAGGTTGCCCATCTTCCGGTGAATTTATGGAAACAACTCTATTCTCTGGAGTTATAACTAGACTAGAATTGGATACCCAAGGCTGGTTTGATTCTAAGGTCAGTCTTGCGTCTGTTGCAGCAGCAATCGGACCCTTCATTCTTATGCCAATCAACTCCATCAATCTTTTTACACTGTCTCTCGCTCTGGCTGATTTAAGGTAATTTTCATTAGCCAAGTAATCAGCTTTGTAGGATAGAACGTGCCCCATGTAGGCTACTAACTCTACCAGCATCATACCAAAATCGGACTCAGAGAAATAATTATATTCTAATGGATAAACTGATTTTACGTATTCAAGTAGGGATTGTCTTAAAGATAGGAAATCTGTAGCCGCAAAATTAATTAAATTAGATTTATCTGCATCATCTACTGACGCTAACTTTAAAAAATCAGATTCTACTGTTCCCTTAAATAATACCATTATTTTATCTCTACACTAACTTCAAATCCTAACCCTTCGTTTTCCTTCATGGAACATACTAACTTTATTAATAAGGTATGTCCCCCTCCAGACGAAGCATTTTCTAATGGGAATACCTGTAATCTTAGGATATTAACATTAGTTGCATACTTATATATAGATTCTGAGACTTCTCGCCTAATTTGATTCAATAAAGCCTGATCTAAAGGCTCCATCAAATACTTTTTAAGGTTTGTTCCAAAGTTTGGAAGCATTACTCTTTCACCCCTGGAAGTAGCAAGTAGCTGTATTATCCCAGATTTTACTACTTCTAATTCTGAGGATTTCTTTAGGAATGTCCCGCTCTCAAGATCTCCAAATGGAAATTTAAATCCGTAGGTCTTATTTCCTTTTGATTTAGTGGAGAAATTAGAGAACTTGCTTGGCTCTCTCCCGTATACCTCAATGTCTTGATTTATAGCCATAATTTAATCCTTAATCAGAGCAAGGCCCTATGGATAATGACGGAACGTCAATGTTTTTAAAGAAATCTCTATGTGCTCTATAATTTTCATAAATTTCAGAATCCCCTAGAGTATTAGCATAGAATTTTAAGCTCCCTAAATACCCCTTCAAGCCACTCTTGACGCCACCATAAATTCCGCCCATGAAGTTTCCATATTGGAACATTCCATCGGTGTATCCCCCTCCGACAATCCAAGGAGTAAAGTATTTATTTAATCTTGGTCCAGATTTGAGTTTTACTGGAGCTGTAGCATTCAATGCGCTAGCGACATAATCAAAGCTATTTTGCTTTTTAAATGTTGGTAAGTTTGGCATCGTGTAGGGTTGAATTCCAAACACATAAGACATGCTTGACGTAGTTACTAACGATCCATCAAAATAAAATTTAATTAAATCTACCTTAGGATCGAAGGTTACAGCTATGTGACAAAATTGATTCTGACAAGACGAGATCGCTAACCCATTAGCCTGCTGGTTAACTTTATGAATCATGCTATGGTATCTGTATCCTGCATTACATTGTTGACCATCATAGCTAGATCTATTTATGAAACTTACAGAGCTTAAACTTGTTGACTGAGTTGGAGCTATGAAGAAACAGGAAGAGGATACTGGGTTACCTGAAGGGCTAGTTGTTGGTGCTTTTTCAGATGTAAGTCTTACATCTCTAGTAAATCCCATCATAAACCCTCTGACAACCTCACTTCCAAAATTATTTTGGCCTGCTTCAGATGAATTAGTTGGAGTTCCTTGGAATCCAGTATTTTCGTTTGCCAAAACTAATCTAAACAAACTAGAGACATTAGATTCATTGTATCCTGCACTGACACACAAAAGATTTGGCATATGAACCCAGAAATCTATTGTTGCACCATCTTTGTTGTAGAGCAAGTCATTCAGTTTCTTTACACTTGGAAGCTTTACATAACTTCCGATGGAACTAATTTCAGATTGGCTAACTGAGGAGTGCTTAGTAATTCCTTCTAAGAATGGAATACCCAACCCTCTCTTGAATACTTGATCTTGTGAGTTAGCGACTAACTGAGCATAATTCTCATTAGACTCCGATATTGAATTTCTTGTGGTGAATGAGGTTGACGAAGGATCTTCTATGTTAGTCTCCAAGAAATTATACATAGAGATTAAGTCTCTTGTGGATATGAAGCTTTCCGCTGGTAATATCACGGAGTTTACTGAGGATACAGAGCTTCCATCGTATATGATCGCACCATCAGACAACTCAGAAATAATTAAGTGTTCGACAGATCCGTTTCTGGTATTGCCTTTTGATATGACGTATGAAGAACTCAACTGTATAGGAGATACTACCCCATCAATGTCAACTTGAGAAAAGCTAAGAGCCTTTTGCTTCTCAATATCTAATCCTATATTTACCCCA